ACCCGCAACAATTGCAGCCATGACTACATCCGTACCATCGCCCCGAAGGTAATACCCGCTGGTCGTGGAACCAGCCAGTGCGTCCATTGCATTTTGGCGGGTGGTCTGTCCTGTACCACCGTTGGAAATCGGCACTGGGCTGGCAACAATAGCTGGCAAGCCTAGATACAACACAGCGATGTTATTTGTTCCCACTGCGGGTGCAGTGTTAAAGGTAAGCGTTGTAGCCGCGACTGAATATACATTGGGGTTTTGTGTCACACCGCTGATGGTGACAAGGATAGAGGTTGTCCCCGCTGGGGCGTTACTCAGCGTGAAAACAGTTGTGGAGCCGTTACCAGAGAACTGATCGAACGGAAACGCTGCGGTAGTGGGCACATTGCCAATGTAAGACATTATTGTTTTCCTTCTGCGAATACGTTGACAAACACCGTGCCGTCTTCAAGTGCTTCAATCTCGTGCCACTCACCGGCTTTTAAATTTACGGGCTGGGTGTCTTTAGTCATCACGAGACTTCGGCGCTCGTTGCTCACTTTGACTGAACCAGCATGACACATAGTCAAATGTGCGTAAGCATGCGAATGCCGCTCCAATCCCTCGCCCGTATTGGCGTGGTATACATTGAGCACCGCCCCATCGTATTTAATTTGGCTGTTTGGAAATATGTGGTTCATGTTCTATTACCTTTGGTACGGCAATCCATTTACCAGTGTATTTTTGAGTAAGGTTTACGTATCTAACTTGCAACTCTTGCTCGTTATTTTCTTTGACCAAAATTCTAAATTCTGGTGATGATCCCGGATATATCACAGTGTTTGAACGCCTTGAGCAACCGGCTGCTGAGATTGTGGTGCGGCAACAATTACAGGCTCAACAGGAGCCACATACGCAGCGATGGTTCCATACTCACCAGCTATTGCTTTTGTCCAAATCTCTTTAATATGCGGATCTTGGCATGCTGCGTTTACGCCAGTTGGATGTACTTCATCAAATTCGGCATATTTTACTTGGCACTCTATGTTAATTCCGTCATCGCACCATTTTAAATCTGTAACTGATTCAATTGTAAACATAATACCCCCGATTAAGAAATACGGACATACAAACCAACACCAAATAAATAACGTGTTCCGCAGCAAGTGGCATAGGAGCCATAAATTTTTCCGCTATCCATACGCCGCCAAGTGCCACTCACTGCTGTCCCAGATGAATGGGACGAAGAGCCTATATTTTTTAGGCCATAAATGCTGTTAATATTACCTGAGTTCAGTAACGTGGCAACTGTAGCCGCCTGACCATCACCTACGGGGGACATTGCATAGTTATAACGAAGACTGCTACCAGCAATTGTTGAACCTGTTGCTAAATCGTTGGCTGCACACATAATAAGGCACTGGTAAGCACCAACGCCATCAATGGCTGTGGATGCGCCAGCAGACCCGTTTGAAGCAGCAGTAAGACGGCCTTTGGAATCAACAGTAATATTAGCTGCTGTGTATGAGCCAGCAGTTACTGCCGTATTTGCAAGCGTTGTTGCATTACCAGAAGACGTTACATCCCCGGTTAAATTGGCATTGGTAACAACAGTAGTGGCATTTCCTACAGAAGTCACCATACCAGTCAAGTTGGCGTTGGTAGCATCATTACCGTTGAGCTTCTGAATAGCTTGCAGTATGGAGTCCGTAGCTGCTACAGTGCCTGCGCCTGATACATACCCCGTCAAAACTTTTGCAATGACTGGGGCATTAGTCAAAGTTGTTGCGTTCCCAACGGATGTTACATCGCCGGTCAAATTGGCGTTGGTGGTGACATTGCTTGCCGTAAATGCAGTGGCTGTGCCAGTAATGTTTGTACCAACCAATGCTGAAGGTGTTCCTAGCGCGGGAGTGGTCAAAGTTGGGCTGGTGCTCAGAACTACAGACCCTGTACCCGTGGAAGACGTAACACCTGTACCCCCAGAAGCCACGGCAAGAGTTGCAGAAAGCCCCGCTGCTGTACCCGAAGTGTTCTGGTTCAACGTAGGGAATGTGCAATTTGTCAACGTACCGGAAGTTGGCGTTCCCAAGATAGGGGTCACTAAGGTTGGGCTGGTGCTTAAAACTACGGAGCCTGTACCTGTTGAGGTGGTAACCCCTGTTCCACCGCTGGTGACTGCCAACGTGCCTGTGAGCGTAATGCTTTGCAGTGTGGTGCTTAGATACCGCACATAGATATTATTCGTGCCTGCTGATGGTGCTGCTGAAAACGTCAGGGTTGTACCAGACACCGTGTAGCTAGTTGGAATCTGCTGCACATTATTGACGGTGACTTCAATGTCATTGACTGTATTGACCGACCGGCTCATGGTAAAGGCGACAGCAGCCCCCGTACCGTTGAAGTAGTCCGTCCCAGCAATAAAACTCTGGGTTGTCGGTGTAGAGCCTATGTAAGACATTAAGCAATCTCCAGCAATGAGCAGACCGCATCAGCGGACGTTGCCGCTGAAGTCAAAACCAGCAAGACATCAGCAGCTTCCAGCACAACTTTCTGGTCGCCACCCACGATGACCAATGAGCCGCCGACAGGGACAACCGCTGACTTAATCAGGTAGTAGTTAACCGCGCTGGAGGTGATGTACGCATCACAGGTAATTGGCGAAGCCGAAGTGTTGGCTACCGAGAACCCAATGATGGTGGTCTGTGTTGAAGCCGGGCAGGTATAAACCGTAGCAGCGGATGTGCCTACGTTCTTGCTCAGAAAGTTCTTGAAGGTATTGGTTGCCATGATTTATCCTATTTAACCAAACGCGACGGCCATCGCTATTGCTGTACCAGCGGGGTCTACTTGAAGATTCGTTTGAGCGCCAGCTACTGTCGCTGCGCCTGTGCCGCCGCTGACTAGACCCAATACCGAGGCGGTGTTTGGGGTAATAGTAGTTCCTGCCGCATCTGTATATACAGCGCGTTCCGACGGGTAGGTGACAAAGACGTCTTTTGTACCCGCTGAAAAACTTAACGCGGAAGGCTGTGTTGCGGAACTGTTAGACAGCACCGTTGTGCGGGCCAGCGTAGTTCCTGAAGAACTGTAAGTACCAACCCCGACCTCCCACTCAGAACCCGTTTGTCCAGCAATGGTGTAGTAGGTGGTGTTGGCATCACCAATTACCGCAAAAGACTGAAACCCAGTTGATGCGCCAAGAAGCGTCACTGTTCCAGTACCTGTCGTGGTGGTCGTTTCTTTTACCCGGTCTGCAACAACGAGAGCCATATTTATCCTTAATCTGTCTCAACCAACGCCCAGTTGGATGTTTCTGCGGTGTTTACCAGCGTCCAGCTAGAAGATTGAGCATCGTTTACATTTTGCCAGTTTGAGGTCTGGCTGTCATCTACCAAAATCCAGTAAACGGGAATTACAGTTCCAACCGAGCCAGAAGCGGATACACCTGACAGCGCAAAAGACTTTGAAACCCCAACCGACCCAACGCTTCCAACCGCCTCAACCCCAGTCAGCGCAGCTTCTTTGGTAAAGATGACTGTGCCTACAGCCCCTGAAGCCGCCACCCCCGTCAGTGCTTTGGTAATGCTAGGGCTTACTGTACCAACTGATCCAATAGCCACGTCGCCGGATGTTGCACCCGACTCGTTGAAGATCATCGCCCCAACAGCGCCCGAGGCCGCTACACCTGACAACGCAGCTTGTTTAGTAAAGGTGACTGTACCAACCGCCCCGGAAGCCGCAACTCCCGACAAGGCGATTGTTGCCGCCGGAGTGACTGTACCTACGCTACCTGTAGCTGAAACCCCCGTTAACTCAACGGAGCTAGAAAACGATACCGACCCAACGCTGCCTGTGGCAGCATCCCCAGTCAACTCTATAGAGCTTGCGGGTGTTACTGAACCAACGCTACCTGTTGCCTGATCCCCTGTTTCCGCTTGCGACCCTGTGGCAACGACAGTGCCTACATTACCTGCGGCCTCAACCCCCGTAATGGCAACAGTGCTTGACCCTGTTACAGACCCAACATTCCCAGACGCGGACACGCCCGTAAGGGCGATAACCAGTACGTTTTCACCGAGAGCCGCAAATGGGGCCTGTGCAAATGCGGATATACCAAACATGGTCTACGGCTTACGCCGCCTCCGCTTAAGTTGTAGCCAGACGCAACAGCGCTGTGGTTGTTGTATTGGACGGCATTGTCAGTGTGAACGTACCAGCCGTGATGGTCTGGGAGCCAAACGTGTGGACACTGATTGCCTTGTTGTTCTGGGTTGAGTTGTACAACAACACCGTATCAAACGCCGTAGACAGTGTCACTGTGGTATAGGTGAGCGAAGCTGAAGGAGTCCAGTACGCTACGCCAGCAGTTGCAGATGAATTGGTAGAGGTTGGAGCCGTAGCATTTGTTACCGTGACGCCGCCCGCCGTGTAACCCGTACCAGACACTTCGCCTGTTGCGCTGTACGCAGTGGTAGAGGCATTGATTGTTGCTGATGCCAAATACAGCGCCGCCTTTACGGTATCTGTAGTGGGGGCAGTCAAGCTGCCGCGTGACACAATAGTCGAAGTGCCAAGCTGATGTTGACCGAGCATAAGCTCGCTCATAAACGAAGTGCACATTGATTGGGTGTTTGCCATGATATTTCCTTTAACCGATTGATGCTGTTTCGCCGCCGCCAAAGACTGGCATTTTCTTCAAGGTTACATGAGCAGAACGGTGAACAAGCTCACCCTCTAACCAGTACTCAACCCATGTCGTGAGTTCGTTGTCATTATCCACTGTGCCGTCCCGCTTTTCAAGCAGGGAGTCATCCATTTCGCCTTTGGTTGTGGTTACAAGCATGTTGGTCCTTATGAAATTCGTACGATTGCGCTGGAAGCGTCGGCAGCGGGGAAGGTGATTAAAAACGTAGCGTTGACTGTAGTCTTATCCGCACCAAAATCCAGCACCGCCACGGACTTGTTGCCCTGTGTGCTGTTGTAGATCAGAGCGCCACGAGCCGTAATCGATGAGCTTGCCCAAGATGTATTGGAGAAGCTGACGTAGGCGGTGGGGATACTTGCGGTATTGTTGCCCGAGGTTGGGTCTGTAGAGATGACCAGCGTGTTGCCCCCTGCCGTGTAGCCTGTGCCCACAACTTCGTTCGTTGCTGTGTACGCCGTTGTAGCGGGGCCAATATCCGACGCCGCCGTGTACAAAGCAATCTTGAACGTGTTTGGCGTTGTCGGGCCAAAGTTGTGAACCGCCTGAAGCAGTTCCACTTTGAAGCTGGTCGTGGATGTCTGGGCTATGGTCATGTGACTGCAATCCTGACTTGACCACTACGGTAGGCATCTTGACGCTCCATACCATCACCCAGACGTTTAGCCAATGCCAGCGCTTCGTTGTACTTGGTGTTGTACAACGTGATTAGGTCAGCTTCACCCTTCATGTACGTGTACGCCTCAACCAAACTGCCATACAGCAGCACGGAGTCAAAGTTGTCGCCCAACCATGTCTGACCAGTAGAGGCTGTTGTGATCGACTCAGGGTAGTAGTAATAGTGCAATTCCACGTAGTACGCGGCATCCGGCGTTGGGCCAAGAATGAGCGACAGCTCGTTTGTAATTGCTGAACTGACAATGGTTGGCCCAAACAAGGCGTAGTATTTTGGCTCGCCCGTGGAATTTGGCGTTGGGTACGCCTGACGGATAAAGTTTGCGTCTTTGTTGAGCAAGTATTCGTACGTGCCGGTGTCTAAATTTGCGCCAGTAACGCCAGTCACCAAGGCCAACGAGTACACAGCCAAAAAGTCATTTGGCAAGGATATGTACTTGTTGTTGGCCGTTATCAACGAGTACTGATTCTTGCGGATTGACGGGAACTGCACCGAGTTGTAGATGCGCTGCTCCGCCTGCGTGATAAGCAAGTTGATCTGCGTCGTGCTGGACACGGTTGAACCGCTCGCCAAATACGTAGTTGGGAACTGATTCTCCGTGTACGACTGGATAGCCGCTACAAGCTCGGTGTACGTCATGCTTTACGCCATTGGGCCACGAGCCATCAGACCCTTGGTAGCTGCACCTGTACCACGGATTTTGATGCCCGAGGTTTTGGTCGCTGGATAGTCGTTGCTGCGATTGTCGCCAACAGAAACGTTTGCTTCACGCATGTACTTCTTGTTGTCGCTAATACCAGCCTCCTGAATAGGAGCTTTCTTGCCCGACATTGTGTGTGGCTCAGCATAGACGCTGGCATCACCAACTTCTTTGCCGCCAATCTTTTTGCTGTACTTAGCCATGATTAGCCTTTCCGACCGGGCGACTTCTGGTTGGCTACTTTAGCCAAACCACGGCCCATCTTGAGCATGTCGGAGTTGGTCTTGCCACCCGCACGCAATTTTGTCGGCGTCTGGCCGGGGTGCATATTTGCTTCGTGCTTTCGCACTGCTTTCTTTGCGTCCAT